TCCTGTCGTTCTAAATTATTAATTGCCTGTAGTAATTCATCCTTTGTTGGCATATTAATCCTCCATGCCCTCAATCTTATTTCGCAACTCGTCTAGTTCCATCATCATTTCATGCTTGTTACCGCTATATTCTCTGCTATAGCCTCCACGATTTCCGCTACGATTTTCACTAGCATATCTACCCATAGAATCACGTCTTGCGTAACGTCCACGACCTCTAGCATAACTCATACCATCGTATGTGTAGCCATCGTATGAATCGCCCTCGCCATCCATAGCCTCTATAGTTTTGAGTGATTTTAGAAAATGTGCGGCTTTATCTCCCACTTCAAGTGATGAGGTAGTTAGCTTGCCCGACATTCCAATTTTGTCGATTTCATCTTCAAGCATCTGTGATACTTTGTCATATCTACCCATTGTAGTCCTCCTTTCAACATAATACTCGGTTTTAAAATAATACTATGCTGTTCTTCTGATACGCAAACTTCCATCAACCACATTAATTAATGGTGTTGGCGTTACTGTAGGGTCGTTTACTGAACCGTTTACATATTCTACGGACACTGTAAAGCAACATCCTTTTGGTACGTTTACAGTGGCACGGCTTGTAACATTTCCGTATTCATCAACGGCGGTTGGTGTAAAAATACTTCTACTTCCGTCCCTACTTTCCCCCGAAACAACGATAGCCGTTGCTACGGGTGTGATTGCTCCACCCTCTGGAATAGAAATATTTGCGGTGAAGTCAAGTTCATACCTTGCAAAGCAACATCTAGGATTATTCACAATGCCACGCAAAGTTATAACACCAGTTCCCGATTGATGGTAAATATAACCTTTATTGCAAGGTATAGAGTCAATAAACGGAATAGCTTGATTTAAAGAAATTGTTTCAACACTATCCTTTGTCAAAAATTCTGCCATCTTCGTTCTCCTTTTTCCTTTTGCCCGAACGTTTATGGCATGGCTCAGTAATAGCTTCCTCAAAAGTAAATCCGTATTTAACAATTCTTTGATATATCCTTATATAAGGTACATTCAGTTCTTTGCACCATTCAGATAAATTTTGAGTTTTGCCTTGATAGGTTATATTAATAGAAACACCTCTGTTATTATTTTGTGTTTGAATAGTAGCCCATCTACAATTTTCAGGACAATAATTCTTGTCATTATCTATCCTATCTAGGGTTAGATTGGACTTGTAACCATTTGCTATCGCCCATTCATAAAAATTTTCAAAAGAGTTAAGCCATTCATCACAAACCTTTATCCCTCGTTCTCCGTATCTATGATAGTTCTGAGATTTTGGGTTATAACATCTTGCTTTCATATTATGCCAAACACTATATATACTTGTTTTAGATTTTCCATGAGTTGTTTTATATTTTTGATTGCTTTCTTTTCTTAAACAACCACAACTTTTTGTTCTACCATGTACAAGCCTGTTTGCCCTTACAAAACAAGTGTTACCACAATCACATTTGCATTTCCAAAAAGTTACTCTAGTAACATTGTCGTAATAGCTATCTACTGCAACCAATTTGCCAAAACGTTGTCCTGTTAAGTTATTTTTTTTCATTTTTTTACCTCGCAAAATAAATAATATACAATATTCACTATGAATATTATACGTTATTGTTATTTACAAGGCAATACATGATTACATACCGCAACCACAGCCACAGCCGTTGTTATTGTTGCAAGTAAAGATAGGTGTACGTCCATATACAGGTGTTGTAGGTACTGGACAATTGTTAAGTCTGTTGTAAAGCTGGTCTACCTCGTTGGCGAATCCCTGTGAAATAAACGCATTCTGAGCAACCTGTGACTCTCTAAGTGTTGCCATATTAAGTTGAGTCTGTAACTCTGCAATACGGTCATTCTTTGCATCAACCTGTGCTTTAACACCATCCAACTCTAACTGGCATAACTTATCAAGAATAGCCTGTGTACCCTGTGTCTGACTCTGAATAATATCTCTTGTATTGTTAGCATCAGCAAAACGTGTCTGATTGCCCTCATTCTGAATAATGTTCTGAGTCTGACAAGTAGCAAGACGATTTTCACAGCAGCACTGTGCCTGCTGTGATGCAAGGTCTGTAATTGCGCCTGTAATAGCTGTCTGTGATGCAAAATTCTGTTGCATATCTGCTATCTGGCGTGCGTTTGCACCGATTTCTACGTTTGCAAAGCCGTTACAAAGCTGTGTTGAAAGATTGCCGATGCCATCACGAATTGATGTAATACCATTGTTTAACATAGCATCTCTAAATCCTCCATTTGTGTTTGTGTTGATGTTCTGCTGTCCTGTTAAAAGCCATGGGAAATCATAATTTCCACCGCCCATACCAAAGCCACCACCAAAACCGTTTCCGAATCCGCCAAACATAGCCGCAATAAGGAAAAGTACAATAAGACTTCCCCAATCGCCACCAAAACCTCCGAATCCGTTTCCGCCCATGTAACCGCCATAAGCAGGCTGTACGGGCATAACCATGCCGTTTTCTTCTAGTGCCATAATTTTTACCTCCTAATTGTTTTTGGTTAAGGACTATATTCCATGGTTTTATAGCCCGTTTTTATGTGAACCTTGCAAGAATTTCACCTATTTCTGAAACATCTGTATGAACTGTGGGTTCTTTTGTATCATGTTTGCTTGTTTAACCGCCCAATCATATTGTGACTGATTAATTGCTCCTGTATTCATTAAATACTGAATTGCCCCTTGTGGGTCGTTCATGTATTGCTGTGGTATGTTTAACTTGCGCTGTATCATAAATTGCATTGGATTTGCCATAAATCCCTTAAACTGCCCTAACATACCTTGCATACTTCCAAATGGGTCTTGCATCATAGCTTACTACCTCCTTTTTGCTGTGGCTGTTTTTGCACCTGTCGTGGTACGTGCTTAATTTCTTCACGCAATCCCTCTAATTCCTGTTTAAGTGCGTCAAAATCGGATTTTAAAACGTACTCTGTGGAATTGTTAGGCTCATTTACTACAGGCGGTATATTGCCCGTATTTGCCCCCTCATCACGGATGGTATAATCAATAATCTTCATGCTGGGCATTCCGCTTGCGTCTGCTGACTTTAAATAAATTGTCTGCCTTTCGCTATCCCATAGTGTAGCGGTACAATTTGGTGCTACTAAATAGGATTTTGCGCCTCCGATGCCTGTTACCCATGTTAAATTGTTCCCGTTATACTGTGGTGTTTGCATTGCCATTGATTGTGGCATCATTTGTGGATATGTTGGTTGATAAAATGGATATCCCATAATTTACCTCCTTAAATAAAACATTGGAATTTCTTTTCCGCTATCCCAACTGTCGTAATAATAACCGTCTTTTACACAAACAACGTGCGAACCCGTGCCGAGTACATAAGTGCCCTTTGGATGCTCAATGCAAAAATCCTCGATACTGTAACAATTTGGGCACGTATCGGGCAAGCTATAGCGTTTAAATCCTAAATCACGCAAATAAGCAACCCACACGATATTTGATGAAATAACATCCCCCATCTCTAAGCCTTTTTCTGTTAGGTCTAAATAACAATCTACCCATGTTCTACCTGTTACACAACAAAGCATTCTAACAACGCAATCTCCTGCATTATCTTTAATTGGGTTTGGGTTATAGTATCTGTATCTCATAATTAAATTGTAAATATATGGGGTTTTAATCTAAATCAACTAAACTACTACTTTTTTACTATTTTTACGCAACAAAAAAGCAACCCATTTAAGGTTGCTCTTTTGCTTTAGGAGTTTTTATCTATGAAAACAAAGATTTTGGACTCATTCTTATAAATAATCTTTTGTATCATCTGCACGGATAAATCAAATTCTTCTGCCAGCTGTTCGTATGTAATACCATCAATTAAACGTCTTTTAAGAATTTGCCTGTTTCTCTCTGCGTGTGATTGTAGGATGATACAGCTATCAATGGCATTCTCTAGCTGTTCCTTGGTGATATTTTCGGGAAAATTCAAAACTTATGCCCCTCTTCCTACGTTCTTTTTTCTTCCTGTTCCGTGGCAACTAGGGCAAGTATGATAACCAGAGTTACCACCTACCTTGCGTACACGCTTTTTAGTTTTGGTAATTTTCACTCGTTGGCTCATAAGTTATATTACCTCCGCCTACTATATTGATACCATCACCATCTTGTGTGCTATCTATAGTCGTGGTTTCTTCATCAGTAAACTGTGATTCATAACGTAACCACGCTAAGTTACTTCCAACTAGCAATAGAATTAATAGGAGAATCGTAATCCATTGACGCTTGATAGTGCGTTCCGCCATTGATATATAGGCATCATGGATAAAGGTGTTTCTATCATCCATTAAATTGCCCTCCTACCCTCTTTATATCCAAATTCGCAATAATGTTTATAGAATCGTCTATAATTGCCCTCTTCGCACTTTCCAAACGTTTCAATTAAATCGGGGCTATGACTACCATATACCTCTACATTGAATGTTTTGATTGTCTTTCCTACTCTTAACTTTTCATTTATGCCAAAAGTGATGAAATGATTAAACAGTAGATTTGCATTGTTACCAAATACATCTGTTACATCGGGATTACATTCTGCGTAATATGTGGGGTCAAATACCTTGTTATAATTTACACCTTGGAATATAAATTCTGTAGGTGCTGTTATTCTTGCAATACCCTCTATTGCTATTCCTGTGTGTCCTTTTGTCTGAGTAACGAATATATCGCCCTCATACACCTTTGTTCCTGTCGCATAGGTGATTCTTGGCTCAAATAGCTTAGTTGCCTCTAATACTGCTACTTCATTTAAAGTGGTAAAATTGGCAACTGACAAGCCAACGGCTTTCTTTACACAAGCCCTAACAAGGCTCGAACAATCAGCCTCAGTCTTTTTTGTAGTATCAACTCCATGAGTCATTATTGCCAGCCTATTGCCTTGGTCGTAACCAATATTTATGTTATTACAGGCTGTTTTCATAGCCTGGGCTAAATCATGGGCTTTTCTATTATCCTTTAATCGTAAAATGTACCACTTGCGACTTCCGACAAAATCTTTCAGATATTGCATAGAGACTTCCCCTACAAAATCGTTTGTTTTCTTTTGTAGCTGGTCTCCTATTCTGCCACCTGTATACTTTCCGTTTTCATCATGCCTTGCTGACCCTATAATAGTTGCCATTATACATTCTCCTTATTATAGATTTTTTTTGCAACAATTACGATACCTCCACAAAGTGTATCAATCGCAGAAAGTGTTGCAGTGATTTCAGCACAGTGAGGAATATTCCAAATATTACATAGAGATGCACCAAATGTTAAAATTGGGACCATAAATAATGCTACATTTTTAATGATGTCATAGGTTTTATTTGACATAATATCTACCCCCTTTATTTTTTTGCTAGATAATCGTGTAAATCTTCCTTTGCTTTCTGCAGCTCAGGTGAAATTGCTTTTTTTTCTGTAAGACAATATTGTATTTCAAATTCAATTAACGCAATAACAGAATGCAATAGAACCTCGTTTGCACTATCTTGCTCTCTAAATTTATCACTACCATGATTAAGAGATTCATTTATCTCTTTTACTTTAAATTCAAGGTTAGATACTCTTGCATCAAGTGATGTATGGGGTTTCATAAGAAATTTAGAAAAAGCATATAGCATGATGCAAAGATTGCCAAAAGTCAGCAATAATTGCATCGCTGACATAAGCTGTAGACCGTTCATTAATTCGTTCATATTTTTACCTCTTGAGGGGGTCGGATTGAGGAACAATATAAAGTCTATTGCCCCTCGCTCCTTAGTGTCTTTGGTCACTTATAATTATAAACAGATTTATCGGTTTTGTAAATCAATAAAATCTCTTTCCGCAATCAACACAAACCCATGTGACGTGTTCGCTACTGAATAGACTCCACATCTCCGTTGTCTGTATCTTCCTCTGGTGTTTGCATTTCAGCCTCTTCAACAATCTCATTTTCCCTGTCCTCTTTAATCTGCTGAATTTTAGCATCAATTTCCTCAATGTCCTCTAGTGTCAAGTGCCCTTTGTCAAGGTAGCCTATAGCAAGCTGTGATACCTTTGACTCGCTCCATGTGCCATCCATAAATCCGTTGATAAGATTTCTTTTGATGTACTCTGTTAGATTAAACATAATTAATTACCTCCCAATTCTATAATTGCTGTTTGCAGTTCTTTGACGAGCTTTGTCAATTCATAATTACTCATTGCATATGGTTGATATTCATTTGATTGAATAGATGCAGGACGGAGCATTGGCTTGAATGTAAGGTTGTTTACTGTTGTACCCACACTCACAATTTGTAAAACAATGCTAAATTTGTCATAATCTGTCAAGGATGTATTGTGATGAAATCTTACTTCAGTATTATTACAATTAACTACAGCTATGTTTCTTAGCCATGTTGTGCCATTTAAATTATTAAAAATTAGCGTAACATCAGCTGATGCGTTTTGAATGCCCTCGCAAGAAAGAATATAATCACCATCTTTAAAAAAGTCCTTACTCACTTGGTATAGACAATTATAATTTGCGTTTCTAACAGTTGATGTACCATTCACTGTAATAGAACCATCTTCATTAACTGTGAATGTAATACCATTTAAAGTTTTACTTGCACCATCTGCATAAGGATAAGGTATCAAATTCTTAACACCATACACACTCTCTAGTTCCTGTGCTATATATCCCTCATTATGCCCTGTAAGTGCTTTTGCACTCATTTCTGATGTAGCATATTCTAGGTCTATTGTTGGCTCTATATCAGAAGTGGCTGTGATACTTGTAGCTTCATCATAAGTCTTTAGACTAAGTAGTGCCTGTGCCTGTTCTGAGGTGATTGGCTCGGTAGTTGGGGTAGCTAGAACGTAATCAAGTGTTACATTGTTACTTGCCAACCACTCTCTCCATTCTGTACTTGACGACATATCACTTAATGGTGCAAAAACAAAATACCCATAATTTTCTTCCATTCCTGTTCTTTGTATAAATGTACCTAATGCAGTTGAGGTATTATTAAATTCATTTCTTGTTTCACGATAAAATCTGTTGCTATATGCCAAACATAAGGCATTATTGTTATTAGTGCGCAATGTATTTTCTGGTGTTATATAGAATACATGTACATTTTTATTGTTGTTCATAGTCCTTGTCCATGTTTCATCTTCTGAGCCATCATAAACTACTTCACCAACTCTCCTAGTAATCTCATACCCTCTATCCTCAGACCAATCTATAGTATCAGCTATATAATATTTGCCATCACGTTCGTAGGTGTAATCGTCTGTTGAGGCTACTTCTATTGAACGTAAGGTAAGGTTGGTGGTTACATCTATGTGCTGATTTAATTCATAAGATAAGTCAGAATTTGTAGCTAAAATTAATTGAGGCTTAAAAATTAAATCTACAGTTTGACCGGTTGATACCCTTAAAGCCAATCTTCCTACTCTGTCTGACGGAATAGTTACATTTCCGTTGTTATTAAATACATGTGACCATCCCTCATCATCATTGTAATATCTTAGTGTGTAAGTGTTAGTTGACTCTCCTGTAGCGTTTAAAGTTCCTTTATATATTCCCTGTTTTATTTTCAAATTTTCAGATAATCTTAAATAAGCATTGCCAGTTGCTGTTCCTTGTGCAGTAATACTTCCATCTTCATTAATAGTGTATGTAATACCATTGAGTGTTGTATTAGTTGCATAATAAGGATAAGGTATCAGATTCTTACCCGCACATCTAAAATCAGCTTTAGCACTCTCTATCTCCACAGGGCTATCTGGTGTTGGTGTGCCATCTTGTACGGACATACCATATATTCTTTTTGCTAATACTGAACCCTCATGTGTGCCTACTTCTGCTAGATAAGTGACTGTATGCTCTTTTAGTGAATTAACTTTGTTCACAACATCTTCATAGCCCTCGGGTGTGCCACTGAATGCCTCATCCTTGAATTGTTCCGCTTGATTACGATAAATCTGTGCTTGCTGTTCATGGGCTAGGGCTTGATTTGCGTATGCCTGTGCTGAGTCTTGGGCTGTTTTTGCCTCGCCTTTTGCTTGCGTGGCAATATCCACTGCGCTCTCAGCATCCTCATTTATGGCTTCAATGCCATCATGGATTGATTGACGTACATCTCTACCATAGCGAGCCTGCATGATGTTTTCCAAATATGTATCAATATTTGCCATTTTATTCTCCTTTCAGCAATTTGATTTCCTCTTTAAGTTGGTCTATTTCTTTTTTCTGTGCCTGTAACGTGGCAACAATTAACGGGATAAATTCTTGATAACTTAGTAAGCACGCATCTATCAATTGATGGTCACGGTCTTTTACTTTTGCTTCTTGATATAGTGATAAATTATCTGCATCAATTCCGTTATCTTCTAAGGCCTTTTTGACGTCCTGTGCAATAAATCCATAATGTGTTTTGTTGTCAGAATCCTTATATTTATCGTTGTATTTAAAAGAAATAGGCTCTAAATCATAAATAGCATTTACAAAGCTATCTGATAGACTTGTTATGTCTTTCTTCCATCTTCGGTCTGAGTGGTTATTGAAAGTACCCCAAAGAGTAAAACCTGGACCCGATGCATTCATGGTGATGCCATTTCCGGGAACAAGTGTTGATACATCCTCTAACCACAAATCAGCACCACGACCAACCTCAGTGTCACCGCTAAACTTAACAACAAATCTTTGATTCCATTCAGCTGATGTGGTATCTCTTGCCATAACGGTAAAAGCAGTATTTCTTTCATCATTTTGGTATGAATATATCGCTGCGATTCTTGTTGCCGCAGGTGAGCCACCATCACCACCATTGTGCGTTTCAAAATAACTTTGTCCGATAAAGAAATTACCAATTCTTTGTGCTCCTGCTTGGATAATGTCTGCAAATACATACCTAGCAGTAACATTTAATGCATTCACATAAGCTGTGGTTACTGTATTTCTTGTAATTTGAGTAGTTTGTTCAGCTGTTACCCATCCAATATCATCTGTTAAATCGCTTGTCTTAGACGGTATGCTTGGTGTTCCACTAATATCACTATAAGATATTTTCTCGCCGCCACTGAATGTAATTCCATTTTTATCTATAGTGATTAGTGTCGTTCCACTAGAATTTTTTACAAGTATTTTGCCATCTTTGCCTAATGATGTACCACCTATTTCAAATGTGCCGCCACGTACTCTGTCAGCTACCATTGTCCCCGATGTGACGTAATCAGCTACAATAGAGCCATCCATTGTCATAGCTAGTCCATAAGTTTGACCACCATCGTTGGAATAGCCCAATCCATTGACATTCCATCTCCATATCTTAGTTGGGTTATTCAATGCATCTTGGATTTTGATTTCTGTAGGCTGTCCACTAGAATTTCTCTCAATTACTACATAGCCGCCCTCTGCTCCTGTGATTAATGCTGTTGCGTTATCAATAGCAGATTTAACTGCATTGCTTGTAGGCATCTGCTCTATTCGTTTCATTATCTCTGCATTTGCGCTTGCTGATTTTGCCGATAATGAATTTGCTTGCTTAGAGCCTAGTGTGATTGTGTCCTGCTCGGGATTGTTTAGGTGTATTTCCATTTGACTTAATAGGAAATACTTATCAAGTCCATGTGGCTCGGATAATACTCTTACACTATCAAGCAATTTAAACTTTTGAAATTCATCAGAGGTTAGTCCTAAATCAATTGCTTTTGCCTCAATCACAAGGTTTTCAAACTGGGTTTCTTGCAAGTATTTCTTGCCTTTTTCCACAAGGTTAGAAACAACTGTTACATCATCCCACTCGACTACTTTTTCTATCCATCCAAAATTGTTTACGGCTGTTTGTGAGAACACATAATCTGCATTACTTGGATGCATACTATCGGCAGGAGCGGTCTTGATATTTAATCTTTCATCTAATCCCTCAATAGATTGCGTTTCTAGTGTTTCACCCAAAGGAATAATTACCGTGGCTAAATCATCTGTATCTATCCCTACGGATATATCAAGTAGGTTCTCACCTAATCTAATTACTTGATTATTAGTTCTAGGACTTTCCGCAAGGTAATCAAGGTATCTAACACCATTAACGTGCCTAGTCCTTAGATAACCGCCAATATCATCCACCAAATCTTCTTTTATCTCTGTCATTGTGGATTGATAATTGGTAAAACAAGTGATGTAATCATTGTCATCGTGGGCTGTAACCTGCCCCACTGTGAATCGCTTTTTAGCTTCTACAAGGGAATTATGCTCGTTAATATATGCTTCTAAAAGCTGTCTGCTAGTTAGTCCTACCTTGTGGGATGGTCTAAGGGTAGAATCATTTAAAAATGTTAATTCACCCTCACAAACAATCTTTTTTTGCTTAAAAAAGTCTACTTCATCTGATGCACATATACCCTCAAATAAAGGTTCTGTTTCATCATCCCTATAAACGTCTATCAAAGTGGTTTTCTTTTGAATAAGGCTATAATATGGATGCTGTGGGGGCATTGTGAATGTGAATGTTCCTGCACTATTAACCTCTAGCTTAATCACAGGATTAATAATTGCTAATTCTTCAATCTTGCTAGAGCAAACTAAAGTGCCGTCTGCATATATCGTATACACTATAATCTACCCCCTCTGTAATCTATACTAATTGTTCCATTACCACTGAATGTTAGAACATTATCACCCTTGGAAAACTCAAAATCATACATAGTAGTTGTACCCACAGGGATAGTAACTGTCTTGTCTTTGTATGCAACATCCATTGTTGCATCTGAGGTGATTTTTGCATATCCCCTAGAGTCTGCAATCAATGTCACTGTGGTAGTTCCACTTACTACTATGTTAGACAATTCGTTGATATATCCTTCCTCAAAATCGAATGTGTCCCATAGCCAAGCCTCATTTGATGAAATAACAGTATATTTGAATGGGTCGCAAGTACCCTTTAAATTGATTTTACCACCATAATTAGTTACTTCATAGCCTGTGACTTCAAAACGTCCTACATAGTAATAGCTTGCATCTTCATCAAATACTACGTTAAACCTTTTGCCATGCAAAAAATTTTGTAAATCCGAATACACCATTAACAAATTGTTGCCTTGATACAATAGTCTTATGTTAATCGGTCTATCTCCGTTTTTAACATCGTCTGTTAATATTTCCGTTAAATCTAGTGAGCCATTACGCAAGGGCACAGAAACAAATTTTGTCTGCACACTTGGCACACCTATTTCTAGATGTGCCAAAATGCAATCAAATTCTTCATAAAGGTCTGTATCGTTGAATTTTACTGAATTTAACATTATACACTCCTTTGCTTGTTTACTAGAATCTTACCTAGTGCCTCATCATATTGTGTGGCGGTTTCTCCTACCAGCACCCCTGTATCTAGTACAATCTGATTGTTAGCTAATTGTGGTAGTATTGCTAAAATCTGCTCTAACATACTGTATAAATCGTTACCACCTACATTATACCCTATTTGTCCTGTTTTATCACTTATATTCAAGCTAGGACTAACAATCATATCCCTAAAATCAAAAGCGTTTTGCACGGTGTCTAGCAAGCGGTCTTTGTTGTCGTTGATACCCTGCATGAATAACTCCATCATATCGGGTGCATAAGTGTGGAAATTGCTTAAAGGACCCAACTTTGGTTCTGAGAATCCCAATATGTCCTTAATAGAACCTGCTATATCTGACACTGTAGACTTTAAGTTTTCCCATTTCTCTTTTAAACCATTGATAAAGTTATTAATTAGGTCTTTACCCCATTGTTTAGCACCCTCAATTTTGTCCATAAAGCCATCTTTTACTTTATCAACAAGTTCTTTGCCTTTTTCTTTGATTTCTGTAAACTTTGCCTTGATTCCATCAATAATTTTGTCAATAAGTTCTTTGGCTTTTTCCTTAGCTTTACTAAACATCGCTTTGACTCCATCGATTAATTTAGTAATTAATTCCTTACCTTTTTCAATCATTTGAGCTCTATAAGACTCAAAAGTTAACACTAGATTAATCAGCAAAGTGATAGCGGCTTTCAGTAAATCTGGTATCGCCTTTATAATTCCCTCTGCTAAAGCTATTATCAATTCTACAGCTGTTACCATAAGGGTTGATAAATTGTCGGGCTGTGTTAAAGCTTGAACCAGTGCAAGAATTATCTGAGCTATTGCAGGAATTAAAACAGGTAATGCCTCTATTAATCCGTTAGCTAATGCTACTGTTATTTGAACCGCGGCATCTACTAAATTCATTAAGGTGTCGGGGTTTGATAGTATCTCAACTATTTTTTTAACTGTATCTATTAAAGCTGGAACTAACTCGGGTAATGCCTCAACTATACCCTCTGCTAATGATGTGATTAATTGTAAACCTAATTCAATTATCATAGGTAATAGAGTAACTACAGAGTCCACTATTGAACTAATCACTAAAGGTAGTTGGTCAAATAGTATCTGCATCATTTCGGGTAATGCCTCAACAAGCCCATTGAATAACTCTATACCTGTTTCAATTATCAAAGGTAAAACTTCCTCTAATAATCCAGGTAATTCTTCGGCTATCTTTGGCACTATCTCACTCACTAATTGAACAATACCTGTTGTAGCTTGGCTGATTGTCGGTAATATATTGTCAATAAATCCGTTTACTTCATTTCCTGCCTCATCTGTGTAGCCTACTATTGATTTAATAAGGTTATCAATCAATTTGCTAATATCTGCATCAGGGTTTGATATTCCTGCAACTAGATTATCCCACGCACCCTTTACCATTCCTAGTGAGCCACTAATAGTTGTGGATGCCTCACGGGCTGTTGTTCCTGCTATGCCTTGCTTTTGCTGAACTAAATCTATTGCTGTTACTATATCGCTAAAGCTATCAATGGATAAATCTGATGCAAGCCCCATGGCTTTACCATATTCATTAGCATCTGCAATTAAACGCTCCATCTCGGTTTTTGTGCCACCGTACATTTTTTATTCCACATAGTTCGCTAGGCTATGTGCGTTCTCTTATGAACTGCTATACCTTTATATATCCGTATAGATTAGACTATCTCTTGAATGGCTTTCGCCAAACCCTCGCACTTCCATTCGCTTGAATGTACTCTACTCACTTCCACCATTTTCTGATGTGTTTTCGATAGTCGTTACACGTTTGCTTTTGATGTATTCAAAACGATAATATCTTGTTTTTCCTCTTCTGCCAAAAGTTCCTTTTTTTAGCATTTGAGATATATTCGAGATATCGCAATTAAAGTATTTTGCAACCTCTGAAACTGAATTAAATATCATTTCTCTTCCCGATTCGTGAATAACTTTTATTTGCTCGCTTCTTACTCCGAATGTATCAAAACGTGAATTTTGTTCAGAATAAGTAGCCCATCTCAAATTACTTAAAGAATTATCTAATCTGTTTCCATTTTTGTGGTCTACAGTAGGTTTATTTTCTGGATTATCAATGAAACATTCTGCTATAAGTCTGTGAATAGATTTTTTATGTGACTTTCCATTTTCATATAAATCAACATATCTATATCCATTTTCTTTATTGATATAAGTTGACTTAATTTGATTATTTGTATTATTTCTTACTTCGCCCTTTTCATTGATTGAATAATTAAAACCTTTTATTTGTTTCCACATTTTGACTACCTCTCTTTCACGTTTGTCTTAATTTTATTTTAATCCATAAAAGAAAGATAATCAACATCAAAAGCACTTCGCACGGTATTGCCCTAATTAAAGGGGTTTCACCGTTTTCACGAGGTTTATACTAGGCAACTTGGCACGTTTTACCTAGTTTTAAGTTGTCCAACATCATATAATTACCTTTGGCAAATCCTTGATATGCATTTTGAATGTTCTGCATATCGCCGCCAAACGTATTATAGTTATCGGCTATAGCCCTCATAGCAACATCTGTTTGTTCTGCCGCTTTAACTGTATCACCGCCTAGTGAATTGATTAAGGATGCACTAAATGAGGTTGCTTGCTCCATGTAGGCTTGTGTGCTTAGTCCTGCGGTCATATAAGCATTCTCAGCATTAGCAAGCACCATTTCTTGCGCTTTTGTCAATTCTGCATATTTGCCCTTTACTTCATCCACAGACTTGCCTACGGACTCTGCGTATTGTTCAATTGACATTCCTGCTGTACCATATAACTTTTGTACACCGCCTAGTGTCTGTTGATACTCAGCATATTCTGATAAAGATTGTTTGACTAGCGCACCTGTTGCTGTGCTTGCCATTGCTATACCTGCAACTGTTATCTTAGTAAGACCACTGATAGCTTTACCAAAAGCACCGCCTATACCTTGCATACCTGTGCCAACAGCTTGAGCTGTCTTATAAGCTTTGCTTTCCGCATCATTTAATCCTTTATCATATTCGCTTTTATCTAATATTAACTTAGCAAATAGTGTGAATAAATTCATGCTTTATTACTCCTTTCCTAGTTTGTCTAGCATATAGGAAATATGCCCCACCACTTCCTCAGACGTACGTGTGTCTTTTGGCGTTAAATCTACCATATCATAGTAGCGCATATTCAAACGTCCTAATACCTTCAAAGCATCTGTAACGTAAATGCGGTATGCTGAGTCTTTAAATTCACGTATGCAACAAGACTCAACATACCGCATAAATGCTTTTATATTTCTTCGGTTACCTGTGTAGTTACCATAGCAGAGCCAAAAGGTACGTTTGTTATCTTCTGACCCTGCGACGAAAAAAGGTCTTTAAGTTCTGGGTTATCTTCAATGTCTTGCAATAAATTTACAAGCATTATAGGTAACTCAATCAGACTAGGCTTAAAATCCTTTGGGTCTGTTTGGTTTAAGATTGCCAATACTTCCAAAATAGCCTTTTTCTGACGCTTTAGAATAACCTTTGCTTTAACTATTATAGGTACTTGCGATTTAATTGTTTCTTCAACTTTTTTGTCTGCAAACATAATTGCAATAGGGTCGATTAAATCGGCTATTACATCAATTGCATCCTCGCCTTGTATCTCTGATAATTTCATCATGGTGAAATTCTCCTTATAAATCACATTTAGACGCCACTGCTAACAGTTACAGTGCAAGTATCTGTGTAAGATGTGCCATCTACTGTAATGGTTGCTGTAATTGTTGCTGAACCCTCTGCTACAGCTGTTACCACACCGTTTGCTACTGTTGCTACCTCGTTGTTGCTTGATGTCCATGTAACTACTGCACCTACTGGCACTGTTGTAGCTGTAAGTGTCTCAGTAGCCTCAGCCGCAAGTGTTGTAGCATCCTTATTAAGTGTAACACTTGGGGTTTCCTCTACAGGGTCTGCACTATAGAATACCATAGGCACTTCTTTTTGCGCATTGATTGATACATGACCTGTTAATTCAAGTGAAATAGTACCCTTGCCGTTCTTTGTGGTCTGAATAGAGAAACCGCCTGTGGAAAGTGCATTCTTTAACTGAATAGCTACCATGCCACCATCGGCTCTATCACCAACCCACCAAATATCGGTAAAGTCTGTCTGCTCCAAATCCATTCTAGGAACAATCTTAGATGGCATCTGAGAGTCAATATCTGCACATCCTAATGCTAATTTAATCAATTCTGGGGATGTTCCTAAAGATGTTGTAGAAATCTTGCACTCCCATCCGTCAAGATGCTTAAACTCTTTCATGTTTACTGGTACATTATCCACATCTTCGCCAAAATCAGAAAATGTTGGCACACATGATGGATTGATACCGCCTGTAGTAGCACAAATCAAAGCCTCGTCTGTAGGTGCTACTGGGTTACTAGGGTCAAAAGTCTTTAATAAAACACCTGCGTCTAGCTGTAAAGCATCGAACGCATCACTTGGAATTACTGTGAATTTTCCCATTTTTCCCTCCTTATTAATATGCTGTTAAATATTCTGCTTGTACATTGATATATATTCTCTTAATACTATCATCGTCTGGGTCGTCTATTCTTTGCGCAAAAGGTGTTCCTCCGCTTAAATAGATATAGCCCCCACCCTCAATAGGTAGTGACACGAACCCTTGACCTTTTATTCTTCTTGCAATAGCTTCGGATAAGTCCGTTACGCCTTGCCATGAATTAGAACGATACCACAAATCAGCGTGTAGACTAACCACACCGCCTAGTGAATCAGTTACCACATTATAAGTAATACGTGGAAATGTGGCATCATCGGGTACTGTTGTTTCATCATAGGCTTTTATGCCAAAACTATTCCAAAAGCTATGCAATGCCTTTTCTTTTTCACTACTCATTACCTGGTATCTCCCATTCTTCACAAGTAACAACCCTCATATCTAGTATTGCACTATCAGGGGTTTTGTTATCGTCACCATCAGAAGCCACACGAAAGATTTTTCCATCCCTATTACGTCTAAACACATCATGGAACTGTAGATTTACATTCTTGCGTGTTGTTGCCGTGTATAGGGATTTAACGCCTTGTTTTTCTGCCAGTCTAGCCTCTGTGGATGTGTTTAAAGTTGTAGCGCACATGAAATTTGCTCCATCAACATACACTTTCTTTGTGCCACCTAGTCCATCATCTACAGACGTTTTATCTATCATTGTGCAACTTTCCATTGCTGAATCTAACAAACTCATATTATCCAATCTTTCTATAGGCTTTTAGCCTATCTCCAAACACATCTCGCCACGTATATGCCCCTTGTGAACCATCTTTTTTACTGCTAGTTCCTTTAGAGTATGAATAGCCACCAAACGACTCACTATTGAGTGGACTATTTAAAACACTTGCGTTTTTACTTTCCCACTCTGTAGCCTCGTTTAATACGTCTAAAACGTCTTTTGGCACTCTCATAGTAATAATTGTACCTTTAAACGTTTCATCAGTTAAATCCGTGCTTATGTGCTTGTATATACCATCATTGAATACAGAACCCTCAATCATGTAGTATTGATTTTCCTGTATATCAACATTTGATAAATCTATGCTACCATCTGTGATAGCATATTCACCCTCATAATATTCATATTCAAAGTAATTATGTATGTAATCACAGATTTCTTTTAGTTGCATATTTTACCTCTTTGTTCTGCCCCTGCCTTTTTTCTTGGTTTCCGCTTTAACATCCTCTTCTGTCACTGCATCATCAGAAAATGGCATATCCTCTATTTCTTCAATAACTGGTTTTCCACGTTTATTGTCAGAACCTTTTAGTTCTTCAATTCTTGCAAGTGATGGCTTTAAGCCGAGGCGAGGGTATTCATCCCCCACCTCGTACTTATAGTTATCATCCTGCAAGTCTGTAAACATTTCTAATACCTTATACATCCTTGCTTGCCTCCTATACACCAGCTGTTACTGTTACAGCGCAAGTATCTGTATAGTTTGTTCCATCTACAGTAATAGTAGCTGTGATTGTTGCTGTTCCCTCTGCAACACCTGTTACTACTCCGTTTGCTACTGTTGCCACTGTTGCATCAGATGAAGTCCATGTAACTGTTGCATCTGCTGGTACTGTTGTAGCTGTGAGTGTTGTTGTAGCCTCTGGTGCTACTGTTGCCTCACTCTTATCAAGGCTTACTGATGGGTTTTCTGATGGTGTATCACCAAAGGTAATTACTGAAATACCATCAATGTACTCTGCCCAAAGTGTCATTCCCATGAGTGCGAATGAATCACCCGATGCTGTCATATAGTCACCGTTAGCGTGGAAACCAATAAGGTTTGTTTCGCCGTCTGTTGTATAAACAAGACCTAACTTAGCAATATCGCTATCGCTTGGGTCTACATGGTAGAGGTCAATGTTCTCTACAGGTGTAGCGTATACCTTGCCACGCTCTACGTTTGGTGCTGAAAGGAGAAATACTGTTGAATATCCCATGAAATCCTTAATGTACTGTAGACCGAATTGTGTCTGAACTGTGATGTTAGCGGCACCAATATACTCGTATACATCAAGTACATTAACAAACGCTACAACCTCTGTTACGGTCTTATTGATGCGGTTAAACTTATCAATGACCATACCCTTTGCCATAGCAAGTGCCATCTGGAATGTTTCTTCTGTTCCTGTAAGTGCTCCTGTGTGTAAGAAATTGTAGAAACGTGTTAAAACATTGTTCTGCAACTCTACAAGGAATGCATCATCTGTTTTCTGAATAGCAACTGTAGCACCATATTTAACAACATCCTCTACAGGAACTGTCTTACGGTACTTTTCAACTGTGAGGTCTGCTTTTGCGGCTTCTGTAACTGTAATATTTGTTGCAGGGATTGGCTCACCCTTTGCAGGACTCTGCGCAAGTCCGTTTGTTGCCTCTGCTGTATATGCAACAAGTGTTGTACCGCTTTCCTTTTTGATAGTGTTCATGATACCGAGAATGTTCTTTAATGCATCCCAATTCTGAGCGAAACGGGATACGAAATCAATCTCTCTTGCTTTTACATCTGTGAATGTGTTTGCCATTTAATTTTCCTCCTTTAATTGAATAACTCGGGGTTGTTTTTGATTGCCTCTTGGCGTTTTGCTGTGTCAGTAATCTTAAAGATTTCTGCACGGCTTGAATACTTAGTGCCCGAACCGCCACTAGGTGGTGTTTCTACGCCTGCGCCCTCTGCACCTGTAGTTGTAACCAATCCGCCATACTCGGATTTAATGTTTTCTGTGAGTTTGTCAACTCCATCTAAGTTGCCGTTATCATCTAACTTCATGGTACTAAAATCTGTACCCTTAATGATTAACGGAATAAACTTATCGCTCACACCATTATCTTTTAATAACTTTGTGTACGCCTCTTTGATTGTCTCAACCTGTGCCTTGTGTTCTTCGGCTTTTTTGTACTCATCAAACGCCTTGTGTTCCTTTTCGTACTTCTCTTTCCACTCTGCGGCATCGCCTGTGCCATCTTCAACCTGTTTCTTTAGGTTGTCGTAGTCAGATTGTACTTTCTTTAGCTTTTCAGCATCTTCTTTGTAGTTGTCTCGCTGTTCCTTTAGTGCCTCTACAGTATTTGAATGCTCATCTACAATAGCGTCAACCTGTTCTGCGGTTAGACCCATGCCTGCTAAAAATTTCCTCGTTAAACTCATTACTACATACTCCTTTACTTTGACCGTATACTTTCGGTTACGAGATGTTGTAGTGGATAGCTTCCTTAATCCACTTTATATAGTTATTATATAATAACTTTCTAATTAATACAATATTTTGCATATTTTAACCGCTAGTGGCTAATTTATACATTATCTAACCATTTTCTAACTCATTTTTTAATATTCTGCTAAATTCGTCTATATGGTCTAATATAGCAGGTCTTAAAAATCCACGTCCCTCATTGCAAGGATTCATTCTACTTGTGCCTAATTCTTGATACGGGGCATATTCCACGTTAGACCCTATTACTACATAGGGTTGCTCTTCTTTATCTGCTGTTCCACTATAAAACCCTTTATTCTTCCTGTTAGGTTTAGGGTTATTAGCACTATAGGTTGTGATTGATGTACCTTTGCCACCTACTGCACTTGTGATACTGTTTCTCAATAGTCCTGTCTCTTCGGGAGCATTGTTTCTTGCGTAGTTTTCACATTGTAGCCCTATAATTTCTAACGCTTTTTCCACTGCCTCTTCTGATGCCTCTAATATTTGTTTTTTATTGTTTTCTACAAATTCAATTTTCATTTTGCTCTTTCCATTTTTCCCATTCTTGATAGGACATATCTTTTATTAGTTTTTTGCTTTCGTTGTCACGTCTAGTCGTATACTGTGGGGGATATTTTTTGATATAACTATTCATAGTACACCTACAGTTATACACTAGGCTAGGGTGTGCTTGTGGGTCGGCTGGGTACATAATCTTATAGCCCTCTACTTCAAAAGGCTCATCAAGTGGTTTTCTTTGTCTGTCAAGTAACCTGTGGGTGTATCTAGTGCGCCCATCTAAGGTTGAAAACCATTCTTTTTCCATATCAATGCCTTTATCCCTTGCCTCTTCAAAACGTGTCAATCTGCCCTTATTTTGCGCCTCTGTTACCATAGTTCTAGCGTGGGTTGTTAGCATTGATTTGTTTCTGTCTGGAATAACTTTAGATAGCCTTTTTGTTATTTGGGGTATACCCTCGCCCTCGATTATTCCTTTAGCTACTTCATGCTTAATTAATTGATAATTCCACACTGTATCTTTTGCTTTATTTAATTTTTTAGGTGGTAGTATATTTTTATCTTCAAGTATTAATTCCCTTACTGTTGCAGGATTATATAGATTAAAGCCTAATTCTACCCCTACTGAATTTTCCATCTGATAAGCGGCATAATTACCATTGAACTGAAATACATTAGGTACTCTTTGATTAACCATGTTTATAGCCACTTCATTTGCATTAACAAGCGTATTAGCTATAGATTGCTTTCTGTATTCCCATTGTTTCCCCTGGAACACCTGCCCTTTTAACCATTTCTGATATTCCTTTTGCAACTGTGGGTAATCATCCGTATTTTCTGCCGCCTTTAATTTAGCAAGCCATGTATCATTTTTCTTTTGATACTTAGCAAAATAGACGTCCATTTTGCGTTGAACGTCTATTCCTGCCTCTTTGTATATCTTGTTTAGGCGTTTTTCAAGTTTCAAAAACTCTTTATCGGATTCAATTATCCCTAAATCCTTTTTAGCCATCTATTTATTCCTCTTCGCCCTCGTTAGGCTCATTTCCGCCACCATTGTTGGCACTATCCATAATGTCTACACGCTGTGCCATTTCTGCATCCTTGCGTGCCATAATCTGTGATACTTCATCAACGGTAACAAATGGTAGCTTATTCAATACGGTTTCTTCATCCAAATACTCTGCCGCACTTAATACCATATCTGTTTGCTGTTGCTGATTAGAAATCCTGTTGCGCTTGAATACGGGGTTATCCTGTACACCCATAATATCGAGAATTGCGTATATGAAATCCGTTACCTGTGATTCATAATCATCGGCTTCCTCATCCATTGGCTGATATGCCGCATCTATGTGGTCGTTGGTAGCACCTGCCGCAATGGTATGTACATCTAATCCGCCAAAATCCTCGTATATCTGACTTCTAACCGCTGTACAAAATGTTTCTCTTGCTTGATATGGTACCTCTTGTGTATGTGGTGTTGCGCTTGAATTTTCCTCATCTACCTTTGCGATGTGATGTAGCTTTAAACGTGCTCTAAAATCTTGGAGGTCTTTATCGCTCATACCGTCTGCACCGCTTAATATCCAATATATCTGTGCTACATCATCCAAATCGTTTGCAAATCCCGAGCGAACTAAATCGAATGTATCAATGCCACCTTTCATGCCTACAAGGGTGCTTTGGTGCAAATCTGAACCCCACAATGGCACGATAGGGAATACCATGCGTCCATCTGCTGACTTATAATTATTATAATCAACTGTATCTACGCCACCCTCTACGGTGCCTGTAGTAATCTTAATATATCCACGCTTTGGCTCTACTTCCTGTAGCCTTGAATCTTTCTTGGTCTTGCGGTATTTGGTGTAGCCATCTTCCTCGTACAATACAATCATCATTGGCTTATCAGGCTTTAATTGCCAAAATCTAATTCCGCCTCTTAAATCGCTTGTGTCCTCATCCCACAACGGCACAAACTGCGTAATAGGAAAAAAAACTAAATGGTCGTAATTCCAAAAACCAAAATTAACACCGTGGATTAACGCTTTATAGCCACCCTTTTTTAAAGCAACATCAAACTTATTGCCTAAACGCTTTTTTGTTTCATCAACAACGGTCTTTGAGCCGTCACTGTTGATTCTTTCCGTTTTGTGGTCGGTAAAGCTAACGCCGTTACCTAATAGATAGGTGTTGCGCTGTACATTAAGGCGGTGAAAGAAATTAGAGCAAATCTTATTGTTAGATGCTGTGAAATCTTCCACCTGTGCGCCCATTGTGTTGTACATATACTTGATATACGACATTATTGTGGTGTTTTGCTGTTTGTCGTATGCATCCGCATCTATAGCGGTTCTGTATTCATCACTCGCCTTATGCTGTGATATAGCGTTGACGATGAAATCACGCATTGCATTTTCGCCTTTATTTTTTGCCTCTAGGAAATCTTGATATGTAATTATAATAAACACCTCCTTTAGAAATAACTATTTATTAAATTGCCGCCCTCGTTGCCACTAGATAATAACTTATCGTAATTGTCACCATCGGGCTTTTTAACACGTCCTAATTTCTTTGTTTCAACAAAATACCTTGTTGCATCCATTAAGTGGTCGTTTTCCTTAACAGGATTTTCCTTTTCATCGTACACATAGCTTGATGCCTCATTGCTAAATTCATCTATGCCCTCATCTACTTTAATCACGCCTAAGTATATCGCTGTGTTGGTGTGTCTAATACCATCCTTAACGTTGTTGTCGGCGTGCTTAGTCCTAAATATCTTACGTGTCTTTAATTCCGTGATGAACGATGCTGCTGAGGGGTCGATAATGGTCGTTATCTTATCGGGTATACATAATCCCTTTTCCGCCTTTGTTTTTTGTACATCAAACAATGGCATGACTAACTCACACACTTTATCAGCATATTGCGCATCTGTCAGCTGTACGCCTGTTTCTCGTCCACTGTAATAGTATCTGCGCCACATCCACCATATATCATCTACTTTAACCCATAGGGCGCACGCAAACGCATTTAATGTACCATAATCAATGGAGATGCAAAAATCATCCATCTTCTGGAATGTATCTTCGTTTAATACGAATGGGCACTTGCCTAGTGCTTGCCTATAGTTAGGGAATATCAATCCCTCTGCCATAACCCATAGACCTAAAATAAATCTATCAAAGAATATGCCTGTAAATAATGACTTGTAACGCTTAATAGTCTTTGCCGATAATGATGGGTTATCGTCCATAGTGAAGTGAATCCTAATAAGGTTCTTTTCACTTAGCTTATCAATCCAATTCTTTTTAAAGTAATGGTTTGGGCTATCTGGGTTACAGTTAAACCAAAATTTTGAACCCTCTACTGAACAACGACCCACGGCTTGATTAACAAATGATTCGGGCATCAACGCAACTTCATCGAAGAACACGCCTGCAAGCGTGATACCTTGTATGAGGTCTTGTGATGCCTCATCCTTACCACCGAATAGGTAGTAATCATTCGACACATCGCCCAACGTGATTGTTATGTAGTTCTCGCTACGATGCTCCGTGTATGTATAACCACGGCTTAACAATATACGCTTTAATTGCTTTAGCACGTTGCGGCGCAATGAGTTAATGGTCTTGCCACACATAGCAAAGTTTTCATCACTAAATGCGTCCATAGACCACATAACGAATGAAAACGCCATAGCTGTTGTTTTACCTGCACGAATAGAACCATCGCAAATGATGCCGTCCTTATCTGCATACGGTGAGCCATCGCACCACCATTCAAGCACCATCTTTTGTTTTAAGCTAAAGTTAGAAAACTTAAATAATGCTCTATTCTTCAACTACACCACCTGCATTTTTAAAAGTTTCGCTTGCTTGCCCCTTTAACGCCTCTATGAATCCGTCACTCTCGAACTCAACCTTTGCATCTATATGGTCTGTTTGGTCTAAGTAATTCTTACCTAACCATATTGCCATTGATGCGGATGTCTCAGCTAATGCCCATTGTTTACGCCTAAGACTCATTCTGCCCAAACTTCTTTTTTGTTGAAAAACCTTAAAAAAAGTTTCGCCGTAAGTCTCCTTACACCATTTCTCTAGTGTTGGGGTTGATACACCTAATATGTCGCAAGTTTCCTCATGCGTACATTGTAATTTGCAACATTCCTCAAACTGTCTTTGGTCTATTACTTTTTTAGGTCTACCCATCTTCTTATTGCTACTCTGCTTTGTAGCCGTTTTTTTAGTTGTTGATTTTTTCGGCGTTCCTGCCATCCATAATCACCACCTTGTTAATCTTCTGTGTCAAACATTGAATCTCTATCTCAATTTCATTGTTTTTAATTTTCTTTTTAGCCCCCTTAAAATATCAATAATATATTAATAATTATACAATATTTTGCTATAAATAGAAAGTGGCTACTACGCTATAGTGGGGGAGAGTCCACGTAGCATAATAGCCACCCTCTAAAGGTTGATTAGTAATGATTTACACCAAAGTTATTATACATTCATTTTTGCATATTTACAAATAAGACTTTCCAAATATACGTCTAAAATCTTCTCTAGTGCCTAATTTAGCCTCAAAACATTCTTGCGTGTACTTCTTTAGCCTGTCAGCTAAAGGCTTGTTAAAATGCACGCCCTCATTGCTTAAATTATGATGCTTTCCACATAGATACACCCAACAACCATATTTTTCACTTAATTTGCGATTAGCCACGCCCTCGTATATGTGGTGGCGATGCAATCCGTACGGTGTACCACATACCCAACATACACGCTCATTACTTACAATTGATTTTGTAGCCATTTTATGCCCCCAATATATCTAATTGTTCATAGATAGCGTGTAATTTTTCATGCTGAATCTAATTTCCAACAAGCATACTCTCAATCTTGCCAATGCGATTTTTGTATCAATATCCATAGCTTTACTCCTAACTAAATATATAAATCAAACCTATTAATAAAACAATTGCTACAAATATTACCCATATATAATCGTCCATAGTTTTACTCCTTTAATATTCCAATAGTAAACTGTAAATACCCTAATTGCATTGTGAAGTGATATACCTCAACTTCTACATCTGTTGACATTTCTTTGCCAATTCTAATTGCAACACCGCAGAAATCATCATTGACAATAAATGACATAAAAAATCTGCCTTTTTGAAATCCCCAATCAAAATCATTCATTTGTTTTTCTATGCTCCTTTATCCAATTAATATAGACTTTGCAAATACCACATTTTGCATTAACAGGGCATTGCTTACATTTATCTAAGGTTTCCATAGCTTTACTCATGTTCTAATACCTCTTTAATCTTTTCCAATACTTCCCATGCCTCTAAGTCGCAATCATCAATTATCTGCTCGATTTTTTCCAACTTTTCAATGCATTCTATAGCATAATCAATAAATTCCATTCCTGTCGCATTAATAGATTTTAAATCAGCTTTACATTCTTCCTTTGTCATTGTCACACTCCTCCATTAACCCCTCATAACCTATTATTGCTTTCCATTCTTCCATAATTGTTTCAACCTTTCTAAATCTGTTGTTGTCATAGTCTCGATGCCTAGCCCCTTTGCCTCCTCAACGGTAGAATCAATCAATCTTGCCATTTCCTTGCTATCCATTTGATGTGAACCTTTAATATGCCAAAATATGCGGCTCTTTTTAGGCTCGCCCTTTGCCATATAGGTTCCGCCCTCTGGTTTTTGCAAGACAACATCCTGTAGGCTATCGTAATAATATTGCTCATTAACCCTTACTAGCCTATATTTGCTACTTTTCCAATCGGCAACCATCCAATCTACAGCCTCATTCTCAATTATATAGCATCGGTTCTCAGCAAGTAACCTATCGTGTACTTCCTCATCACTTATATGTTCTTTTTCAGCGATTTTATTTACTAACACATAAAAATATGCGTTAGCATCCAAAGAACGCTTTTTAAAGTGCTTTTTGAGGCGTATATCAATATTACACTCTAAGAGGTCATTTAATTCATCGGAGGGGTAATTATCAATGCTTAACAGAATATTCCATTTGCCCGTCTTGAAATCCCTGTATAGGTTTTCTATTTTGCCCTTTAAATCCATTATTAACCTCTTTTACTAAATTTACGGCTTATTTTCTCTAATGCCTTTTTTGCAGATAATAAATTTTTATCTAAAGTCTCTGCAAACTCGTAACAACGATACCTTAATAGATAACTAGCAAATATCGTTGAATTTCTGTAATACTTTTTGTCTATTTCATCCTCTATTTCGTATTCAATTAGGAATTTTTGGTATATTTCCTCGTCTGTTAATTCCATAATTTAATCCTCCATAAAATCAAATATATTTGTCTGTTCGTATAAATCCTCGTTTTGTAATATTGGCACCCATTTTTCCTTAATTACTCGTTCCATTTGGTCTATAGGTTTTCCAAATAATGTGGTATTAAATCTCTGTTCGTATTTATCAATCATATCTACCCAATTATTCCAAACATGGGGATAATTAATGTACAGGTATGCCATTTCTTTGCGTGTTAGCATTGGGCATATCATACAACCTGCACGCTTAAAATGTTTGTACCATCCCTCAAATAATGGTTGTTCTTTAGCCCATTCCAAAACCACATCTTCTGTTATTCCCTCCTCTGCTAGTGGGTAACAACAATCTTGATATTGCCACTCGCCGATTTCGTACTTAAATCGCTTTGTTTCATCAGCGCAAAAGCCAATATAAAATATAGGTCTGCAATTCTGCTGTAATATCCATTCTGTTATTTGCTTTTTGCAATCTAGCTTGTAATTCGAATTGCACCATCTAGCATTACGTGTAGGTATGTCGTATTTCTCGTACAGTTCTAGGAATGTTTTTCTCGGTTTAATCCTTACAAACTTAATCCCTGCCTGTGTAAATCTTTGCTCCATGAAATCAACAACTTTTTTTGCCCATTCCCACTCTATCTCTAGGTCAAAGTTAACAACCATATCAAGTGGGTATTTATCTGGGTTTTTTAAAATAACTTCTGTCATAAATAAACTGTCTTTATGCCCCGATACACTGGCAACGTGTATCGGTCTTAAATTAATATCGTATTTCACGCACCTTTGCTACGTAAATTTATTACGTTAGATAACCCATTTCTTCTCTAACAACTCGGTCTACCGAGAATTTGCGTTATTCCTTTCTTTTAATCATCATTTGTCCCCTATATAATTCATATCTTTATCAAAATAATCGTTAATACTCATTTGTTTGTCTTTTGGCAATACACACATTTCTTCTTTGGCTCGTCTGTAAAACTCTTTGTTAATTTCAAAACCATAAAAATTTCGATTTAATTCCAGGCAAGCCCTGCCTGTACTGCCACTTCCAAAACAAGGGTCAATAACCACATCTCCCTCGTCTGTAAATGTTTCAATCAATCGTTTTAGCAACCTAACAGGCTTCTGTGATGGATGAATCTTAGGTATATCTTTTCCGTCTTTCTCCCATTCAAACCAATCAAAAACCATGTGTCCTGTACCACGGATATTCTTGCCGTTTTCATCAATTTGTAAACCATTTCTAAATTTAGGTAGCTTATCTCGATAAAATAACAATGCGTGTTCTGTAGCACCTACAACCCTCATATTTGCCTTTAAAACCTGTGGACTATAATTCTTAATAAAATACAAAGGAATGTAATTTTTAAATCCCTGTTTCTTAGCTGCCAAAATCAAATCATGTTGCTGTTCAAAGGAACAAAATACAATCATGCAAGGACTATTTGAACTTCTACCTCTACCTTGTGGCTTTGTATCATCTTTCTTCATAAGTCTTGAACAGAAGTGAAAATATTCATAAACATTGAAGTTATAATCACTTGCAAAAGCTGATTTACCTGCTAATTTGCTTTCTCCATTGCTATTCTCCCCCCCCCACATACCACATAGGATTTGAACCATAGAAGTTATTACCTACGTTATAAGGAATGTCAGCAATAATTAACTGTGCTTTTTGGATTGGATAACATTTCCACCCTTGCATTGAGTCATTATACAACTCACATTTAATCTTGTTTTTAATTTGCTTATTTTCTATAAAATCCATAATATCACATACCCCATTTTTCTCTTAATTGCTGTGCGTAATGCCCTAGTGTTTCATTTTCTGCTCTTTGTGGGCTTGAATAATCAAAGTCACCCTCTTGTAGCTTGTCGGCTTGCTGACCTATTAGATATGTATTGCTATCAAGCAATTTTATATTATCCCGTCTTATTTGTTCTAACTTTTCTCTTGCCTCAGTTGGTAATCGTTGCTCTACGTTATTTCTTTCAACAATAGCCTTATAATTCTTTTGAAATAAAGCCATTACAACCTCATTATTGTAGTTTTCATCTATAGCCCATAAATGTATTTGTTCCGCACTACCCACCGCCCTTTGCACCAATGGTGGCAACTTTAAAAATTCTTCCTTGCTATTGTATGCCCCACGGCTTATTGCATTTCTAACTTTAGCCCATGCCTCAGAAACGTCCATATTTGCCATTTCACGAGGTGTATGAACTAGCCCTATAAGTTGGCTAACTGATGGAGCAAAAGGGCTAGAATTAGTGTTTAAATACGTTTTATAGGCAATAGCTATATCTTCACTACTAATATCTTTTAGAGCCTCATACCACGCATTCAAAGTAAATCCTAACTGTTCCGGAACAATCTTGAAGTTAGGGAACGTGACTTCCATTGTCATTAATAGCTTTTTTACATCTTCTTTTTCCATGGCTTATCCTCCTATACACTCGCCCATTTATCTAAAAAGGCATTTCCTGTGCTACTTTGTGTAGGCTTATTTTTCAATGGATAAAAGTCTTTCCAACAATTAAAAACAGATTCTTCAATAATTTGGATAGCTAAATCACTATCGCCCTTTGATAAGTCGTTTAGTTTATTAATAGCCCTTTTTATTGCTTTATCAGTCAATGGGCTTTTAATTTTCTTTCTCATATCAACAAAATCGTAAAATGCCTCGTTTAGCTTTTCATCCTGTGGAAAGTACACCGCCTTTTGTTTTTTAGTATTTAATTCTTTAGTATTTTCTTTTTTAGTATTTAATATATTAGTATTTAATTGTCCTACGTTTTCCACCGATGGATAATCCGTAGGTGGATAATCCGTAGGTGGATTATCCACCTTTGGATTAACCACTTGTGGTTTTTCAAACACGGTGTAAACGTAATCAAATAATCCTGCTGACGTTCTTGTTCTTGTTATATCTAAATAACCAAATTTTTTTAATTCTCCTAAAGTGCTTTTTATAGCCGTTTCACTTTCTTTACAAATTGCAACTAGTCCCTCAATTGAATAATCCCAATTATCTGGCAAAGATAGCATTAAACTTAATAATCCTTTAGCCTTTAGGCTCATTTCCTTTTCTCTTAAATGGGTATTGCTCATAACTGTATAATCCGCCGTTTTGTCTACCCTAAATACCGCCATTTTTTGCCTCCCTTTTATTTTGTTTTTTTATAACTCATATTCGATAAAGCTATTATTTTGTCTATACATGAAATTGGGTCATTGTATATTTCGGAACCACTAAAATGTATTATTTCGTAACCTTCCATTTTTATGTCGTAATCCCTTTGATTTCTACGTTTAACTTGTTCTTTTGTCTTTTCGTGGAAAGCGTGCCCATCGCATTCTATTACAAGGTCGCTAACATATTCTACTATTTTGCCTTTTTCTTCCCTATAATCGAACATTGATAATAGAAAATCCGCCCTATATACTTTGTTTTTTGTTTCAATGTCGTATTGAGGAGATATTTCGCAATTATCCACTTCATTTTCAACCATCCAACGATTAAGCATAACATATAAAATTTGCTTAATAGGACTATCACAATAATTAATGGCTCCTGTTAAATCATATAAATCAATATCTTTTAGTTCTATCACACCTGCTTTTAAATCTGCCCATACTTGTAATTGAATCGTTTTAGGTAGTTTTAAGAAAGCCTCTAATTCTTCATCCATGCTTTTACCTCCAATAAAAAACCACCCTCACAATCAACTAGCCCTTGATTGCTTGGATGGTTCTTTTTGCCTTGTTCAGTTTTTCAATCCCTGCTTAGTAGGGCTAGTACCAAACAAGGCATATATCAAAATGTGATTGACTTGACTTTATTATTATATACCATTTTGATATATGATGCAATTTAAATCTCTTTGATTTTAATGTGATGTACATATAGCATTAATTTTTTCTTGATTTTAAAAATACTATATGCACCTCCCATTTTGTACCCCTTTACATCTTCCACCACGGTTTCACCTGTATCGGCTAATTGATAACAAAAGTCTGCATAATAAGCACATTCTTTTTCAATCACTTTGCCCTGGTGGATGCCCCCACGCTTGCCAATGGTATCGGGTTCACGCTGAGTAGGTATCAATACATACTTCACCTGTCGCTTTAGGTCTTTAATTATTCCTGCATTTTGCATTGCCAGTAGTTCACACCATCTACGATATTCTTTGCGACTTGCGAATACTCCATCAGCTGTCTTGATTATTCTGTTTTTGTATTTTCCCATATTTCCTTTGGTACTCCCTCTGGTATTCTCTTATGTGCTCTTGGTTTTTATTTCTCCATCTTTTTGCATAATCAGCGTTATATTGAAGCCTACACGCTGATGAGCAATAACTACTATGTGAGGCTGTGGACTCATACACCACACCACATACCTTACATTTTCTTTCGATAGGAACTCTTATTATATTTCTCATACCCTTGTATACCCTCTATAATCAATTTTAAGCCCTTTTAATCCTTTAGCCTTATATTTTATCGTTTATAGATTTAAAATAGCTTTAATCGTGCTTTATGGCTTTTAAATCAATATTATAAAATTTGCGTTGATTGTATTCTGGGTTAGCACTTCCATACACCTCGATACATTCTATTTCGTGGTTATAATATTTTTTAGCCTCTTCTTTAATGTTGAATGCTAGACAATCTAAATTATCTATAATTTCTAATTCCTTTTTCAATGTTTCTAATCTTGTCATATAGACACCTCCCTTGCCTACTACTGTAGACCAACACAGCAGTAGGCGTTTATTTTCGTGGTATATAAATAACGCTTTATTTAGCCGTTATTTCGTTGTCATGGTACACATATTTTATGTAATCCTGTACCAGCTGATGCTTAATTGCTTGAGTAAATTTAATTTTGTGTTTTTTACAGTATTTTTCAATGTACTGATAAATCCTTTCCGCCTTGTCCATCTGTAAAATCCCTCCTTATTAGCGACTTAATGTAGCCTTGTTTGTTTTTCTTGCTATCTAATATTTTTATTATATCGCTATCTGTTTTTAGATTTAGTTTGATGCAATATTTTTTTGTGTTTTTTTTATCGTATTTTTGCTGGCTATTCATTTTCACCTCTCAGCTTATCAAGTAACTGTTCAACTTCATCAAAGTGTCTACCTGTTTTTCTAAAATCGTTCATGTTAAACACACCACAACTGCCATCATCAAAGATTATCCCTGCACTATCATCTTCAATCGCAGTAGCAATAGCTCTATTACCACTAGGAGTTAGTACTTCATCACCAACCTCGATTTCCTCAGCCTTTTTCTTTTCTTCTTGCCACTTTTTAAACTCGCTCATTACTTCTGCCATGTCAAAGCTGATTATAAGGTCGTAAAGCACATTTGCGGTACTACTGCGTATAACCATTTCGGTATTATAATATCCAGCGTTTAACAAAAATTGCCTAAAATCTTTCATATTGTGGAATATAAACTCAAACATAGTATTGTAATCATCTATGGCTGTGTTATAACCTCTGATATATTCCACTTGTTTAAGTTCGCCTATCATATCTGTGTCAGTTGCATCTGCTTTACCATCTGCATAGCCTTTGTCATAAGCCTCTCGTCTATGCTTTTCTAATTCACTGTCCCATGCTTTTTCAACTGGCTCTAGCTTATCCAGTCCGTTCTTGTCAAATACAAGTGAATTGAACCCCTTTGCTCTATATAACTTGTTATTTTGTCCATCTGTAAATACTTTATCTGTATCAATTTCTATTGTGTATTTCATATCTACTTCTCTTCCTTTTAAAACAAACTTGCTGATAACTTAAATATCCTGTATCAAGAAATTCTCTTTGCCACATTAACTCTTGTTTTAAATCTCGATTGTCATATAGTCGGTGTGCTATCTTTAATTGTCCTTTATGTCGTTCATTCATTTTCAGTGCCTCGCATTTCTGCACCACAATGACAATATGGATAATCTTCTAAATCCTCAACTTCTGTATCAAGATGTATACTTCTACCACAGACTGAACACTGATATGAATGCCCATCCCATCCTAGAGTATCTTCTTCTTTAATCCACTTCCCTGGCTTGCGTTCTTCTATTCCAATCAAAGGGCATTTCTCATCTCTATTTTGTGTTATTGTCGCAAAAGTGCTCTTGATAATATGTCCATCTATTCGGCATATATCCTCGTCGGGATTAAAACGTTGACCAAATTTACACTTTCCACAACAACTAGGCATACCAAAATCTTTAATTACTACCATCTGAATCACCTCGCTTTTGGTAGTTTGCACAATACCAATCTTTTCCTGTATCAAACCCTAACGCATAGCAAAGATGTTCCTCTTTGTCCCAATACTCACAATCCTTACAAGTTCCATGCATACACTCTATCTCAATACGTTCATTGCAGATTTCTCTTAAATCGTCTTTGCTGAATCTAACTGCCGCAATACATTGTGTAGGTGTAACTGGTGGTAACTCGTTATACATATCATCTATAATCCTTGAAAATATGTCGTAGAGTTCATTATCATTAAGCTTGTCGAGTCTTTCATACAGGAATTGCTTTGTATTTTCTCTGCTTATACAATCATCACAAATGTTAGGTTTAATTACCCGTAATCGTTGCTTTTTCATGGCTTCGGTGAATTTCTGTACATCTATATCGTTACATTCAAGGTATTTAATTGTCTCATCATTAGGTTGTTGCTCTAGCAATCGCTTATAATCTTTAAGCCATTCTGCTAACTGTCTATGTTCATCAGCACATTTCTCGCACTTTGCCATATTATCTCCGTAATAATCACAGGCATCCGCAATGGCTTGATTTTCTTCTGCTACTTCCTGACAGTGTTTAATTGCTTCATCTAATGTCATTTCTAACTCCTTTTATTTTACAGATATGATAACCACAATTTTCTAATTGTGTTAAAGTATTATACCAATTAAGAGTTGAATATATTGTTTGACTAGCAACATCTTCTGCTACTTCTTCTTTTGTTACCACTTCGATATTGGGTTGGTCTAGTGCCTGTATCTTGTAGTCACAATTCTTACAATCATCACCACCGAAACAATTTTCTTTATTTCCAAAAATCTTACAATCACTAGGTTGATGCTCCAATACCTTAATAATTTTATCTTGTGCCGCTTGTATTTCTTCCCCATCATCAAAGTTATGACTATTGCAAGCCTGTTCTTTTGCCATACCAAACAAAGTGTTCACCCACCATTTACACTGTTCTATATCTAAGGTGGTGTATTTTTCTTTTTCCTTAGTCATATTCCCACTCCTTTGTTTTTCTGTTATAGTGCGAATTTGCCTTACATCTGAAATCGTAAGTACCGCTATTTTTCCTTAACGGACAATCATTACAATGTACATAGCCTTTGCTATCTCTTGCGGAATACTTCTTGCAAATTGCTTTTTCACGTTCTGTCGTTAGCATTTAGCCCTCACTTTCTACTTTTCTGACTTCCACTGCATAATCACTTCTATCAACTGTTCTTTGCTCATTAGTTCTAACCTAGTACGTTCATCAGAAAAGAATTGTTGAAACACCCTTGTTGCAAAATCAACATAATTCATGTGATTAAGATTGCAATATGCTTTCACATTCTTAACAACCTCTTTATCTGTTACTCTGATATTCACTTCGTTTAAACTGCTTACTCTATTATTCTTTGCCATTTACTTTTCCTCACTTTCCTGTGGCTCCACATTTCGCCCCATTCTTTATCTGCACGTTTGCTCATTTGTTCCCTCACTTTTCGGCTTGATTTTCGTAACTTCCAATCTATATCTCTTCCCTTTATAGTCAAAATTCATTGCCTCGTTATGTTCTAGACAATACTGTGCTACCGCATTAAATGCTTCGTTAGTAACATCTGATTTATGCAGCCACATATTACCCTTTTTATTTAAAGTACCTGCATATATACCCAGGATTCCGCATCCTACATGATATTCAGCCATTTACTTTTCCTCGCTTTCTATTCTCTATATAACATAGGTGTTCCATCAGGATTAACAAGTAACGTAAAAGTTCCATAGTTATAAGCACCACAGCTGACAACATACATTACTTTTGTATCTCTCTGATAGACTACACTCCAATAACGTGCTTGTTCTACTTCTACAAACATACTTGTTTCTTCCTGTTTATTATCGTTTACAGATTCTACTTTTGCACAAGCTGTCAACGATAACATACCTACAATCAGGATTGCAATTAATTTCTTTTGCATTTACTTTTCCTCACTTTCTCTCCACACTTCCCTTAATTCAGCACCACAAAAACAAGGTCTACGGTCTATAATATCCACAGTTAGTCTACATTTCACATCATCGATAATATCCTTTGAATAAGATATATCCTGTTTTAGTTCTCCTCTTATCCTTTCTTCCATTAACAAATCTGCTAACATATCTGGTGTAAGTATTGTGCCATTTCTCACTGCTTTCCAGAGCCTATCTGCGTGATACATCGTTGCCAACTTTCTGTCTTTGATAATTTCATATAACTCTTCTGGTATCTTAATTACTAATATATCTGCCATATTTACTCCTCGCTTTTTGCCTGTTTTTTATTTGAAATAATTAGTGCTTTATCTCCAAACTTTTCACGCATTCTTTTATTTGCAATCTCTACAATCGCTTCAGCTAATTCTGCATTACATTTTTCACAAATATCTCCAATGCAACTCGACTCACCTTTTTCAATAATCTTTGTAAATAAGCGTATATTTGCTTTTTCGCCACATATATCACACTTTGTCATTTCTTGCCTCCTATTCAATAACTGTAAAATTTTCTAACAAACAATCTAAAAACAATTCTTCACCATCATACTGGTACAATTTGTCTGTTTCTTCTTGGCAATCATCACAATATAATCGCCTTACGTGTCTATTAGGGCCATCCACTACCCAAACAGGGCAGCCCACAACTTACACATTCATTTTCGTATTTAACCATTACTAATCACCTCCTACTTATTAGTATAGGTATATACCTATAAAAAGTCAAGAAATAATAAGGGTATTTTTCAACCCTTACCATTATAAAGTTTTATAAAAACAAAATCTCCGTATTTGTCCATCCATTCTTCCACTTGGTGCATTGTAGGTATATAAAAATCAATTGTTTCTCCTGTTTCTATCGTGCCTAACGATTTACCTTGTAATATGCTACTTTGACCTTTTCCTGTTTCCCTGCCGTAGCCTGTGTCTAACACTTCAAAATATCCAATAAAATCGCCTATACTGCCATCGTCCGCTATTGCATACACGCAAGCCACACATCCTATATATTCTGGCTTGCTTGCGACTATTCCATATCGTGTGTTGCATCCACTAGCTGTTGCTCCATCATCACAATAACAAGTAGCCCGTATTTTTACAGGCTCAGCAAAAGGGTCGCCCCCTCTTGCTGATGCTGTTAATTGATACTTTCCTATCGCCCATATTGTTAGCAAAATAATTAAAATACTAATTAGTATATATTTTGTGTTATCGTTTCTCATTTGTCCCCCCTGTGTCCTATCCAGTCAATTATTATTAATGTAAAACATATAATGATTGTGATTGCTATTGCTGTGTGATTCATCGTCTACCTCCTACATACTAAAATATTCAATACCTACAGAATCCATATACATTTCAAGTTTTGCCTTTGCATCATCGGTTAGGCGTATCATGTATGTATATTCTGTTTCTTCGCCGCCTGCATTTGGTGTTAACTGCTCAACCACGGATTGTGCGCCCTGCTCCTGCGCCTCTGCGATTGCATCAGCTGTTTTCTTTTCCTGTTCAATGCGTTCACGTTCATCACGGCGTATGCGTTCCTCAGCCTCACGCTGTTCTCGTTCACGTTCACGCTCTAATACTTCTTTTTTCTGCTGTTCATAGCGATTAAGATAATCCATGCACTCATTAAGATTTAAAGTGCGCTTGTACATTTCCAACGCCTCCGCCTCTTTATCGGATGCCATAGCCTTAATAGCTATATAGGCTGTTTTGGCGTTTTCCTTGTATTGCATGATTTCTTCTTTGATTGACTTAACCGTGGCGGTTGCATTTTCCCATTTAGGGTTAGCAATCTTTGTAAGTGGGATAACCTCTTGCCACTCTGCCTCGGGTACTAATTCATAATAAATAGCTTGTAATTGCTCTCGCTTTTCCGCTTTGCGCTTTTCCTCGAACTCTGCCACCTGCTCGTTGATGTAATTAATAGGCTCATCATATAAACCGATTAACTCCATTGCTTTTGAGTTAAATTCCTCAAAAGGCTTCATGTATTCTACCTTTACGGCTTTAATCTTATCCTGCAAGGCTTTTTTATCCTTGCGCAATTGTGCCACGGTATCTTTTGCGTCCTTTTTAGTGTCCTCAGTGAATGCTATATCCTTATAGGCACTTAATTGTGCCTGTAAATTGCTTTTGACTTCATCAAAATTGTCTTGAATTTCATTTTTGGTAAATCCTACTACAAATTCCATTACTTGTTGCCCCCTTTAGCCGCTATGATTGCGCTTGCCTGTGTTACAGACAAGTCCTCGATTTTATCAATCTTATAGTATTTCAACATACCATCTATATCCTGCACAATCTGTTTAATATAATCTATTTGTTTTTGGCTTGCTTTCTTTCCACCATTGCTTTCCTTTGGTGGCTCAACTCCCTTTGGTTTAGGTGCTACTTCGTGACATTCTGCATCGGGGTCTACCATTTCCTCAGTAGGAATGCAGAATACTTGAAAGCAAGCGTATTTAAACGCTACGCTCATTGCTTTGTTGGTGGCTTTATCTCCACTATCCATGCCCTCGCCTATAACTACTGCCTCTACGTTTGTTCCGTCTGTGGCATCATAAAAAGTATATTTCACTTTGCATATTGAATAAAATAAAGTACCACCCTTTGAAGTTTGGCGTTCTTCTCTTGTCTGCTCCAGCACTTCTGGAACAACAAAAACCTTGTGTTTAATTAATGCTGGGTTTAATGCGTTCATTACCGCATCAATGCCCCTATACATGAATCCCTGCTGTGAGTTTTTGCTATTCTTACCAATAGCACCTATCTCACTCATCACCTTATTAATAGCCTCGTAAATCATTACCTAATACCTCCTATTTTGTAAACAAAGTTTCGAGCGGCATATCTGTTTTTAATAGCCTTTTTATTGCAGTACCCTCTGTAATCGTAATATCACTTTTAGCTGATACCTTATTATGTGTAGTTTGATATGATTTTTTGATACACACCGCTATATCCTGTATAGTGATATTACTTTTAGCCATCTCGGCTTTCAAGTTGTAATATGGACTTTTCATTATAGGTTCACCCCCTTTCCTTGATATATTATTTTTGCCTTATTAATTTTTATCTAAATCTCCTATAGTAATTTTAATTAACTCCTCATAGGAAATATCACTATATAGGATTACACCATCTACTTTTATATTAAATCCTGATTGGCTTTTTTCAATTTCTATAACCATATACCTACCTCCTATAAAACTGATTCGTGATTATCGTTTACAACATCATAATAGTTAGGCTCGTATGAGCCGTCTATCTTGTCTGTTTCCTCGTATTCTACAATTAACTTTAAGCCCTCGTTAATTGTTGCTACTTCCTCAATAAATGTTCCTGTTTCTTTGTCTGCTGTGTATAGTTTCATATCCTACCCCTCTTTGATTTCTTCCCAATCAGTAAATTCAGAGTCAAATTCTGCCTCTGTATCATCCATAAAGTAGATTTTGTCGTCAACAAATTCTACCTTGTCATAAATTGCACAAGTGAAGTTATAATCGAATTTATCGTATATTCTTATTTTCATATCCTACCTCCTATACTCTATCAATTTCTTTTGCGTTGTACTCTCTTTTAAGTCTCTTAATTTCTGGGTCTCCAAATTGAAACCACGCTGAAACTTTTTTGCCCTTGTTTAGTCCAAATAATGCTGTCCATTCTAACTTAATATTTGTGTAACTCATATTGATACCCCCTAAGTGTTCTGTATTCCCTTAACTTGATTATATATTATCATATTTATTTTACTTTGTATATAGTTTTTTATATATTTTTTAAAAATATTTTTATATAGTAGAATAATAAAAAAAAGCCACCCACACAACCTAAGTTGCATAAGTGGCTCATGCCATGAAAAAAACAGTAACTATTGCAATGTCAATTATACTTGTTTTTTATGCATTTTTCAATTTAACTAAAACAGAGTCGTATAATTTAGGATTTATTAATTTTAGGCAATCCATTAATTCATCAAAAACAGAATACAACACGTCTAGGTCTGTATTTTCTGTGGCTTTCATAAATTCACTATCGCTATTATATGCAATTTTTCTACCACCATAATATATATCATATATCTGATGGTATACTGCAAGCTTTTGGCACGTTTCCAGGCTTGCATCCTGTCGTTCTAAA